TCGCCTGCCTTGACGCGATGCCAATGGATCCCGGCTTTCGCCGGGGTGACAACCTGAACGATGAAGGTAAACCAAAAGAACCGTTGGTATTATGCCAACGAATTTTTTGGATAACATTTATAATTCGATTTATCATTCTGGGCATTTGATCTGGAATCCAGACCTTTCATAGCTGAGACGTCCATAATTCTGGATGTAGGCTCTACAGTTGGGATTAAAACCCCAAAAATTGGTAAATCACCTTGAATGGCCGTTGATATACACTGTTGAATTCATCGTTTTTACGCGAGGCAACTCTTGCTGTGCGGTGTTGTCGCTGGGTGGCGGCGGCCTCGCAGCAGTCCGTCTTGCCGGCGTAGCTGCCGCCGTTCATGCCCGCTCGGCCGCGCGAGGGTTGCATCGCCTGCGATCAGGCGCGGTCGCCAGTTGGACTGGAGCCGATTTTGACCAAGAAGCCGCACCAGACGACCGACCCATCGCCGGCGCCGAAGCAGCGCCGCATGCTGCCGTGGAGCGAGATCCGCTCGACCTACGAGCAATCGGCGCTGCCGGTGTCAGTCATCGCCAAGACCTATGCGGTGCGCGAGCGCGCCATCTACGACCGGGCGGCGCGCGAGGCCTGGACCGGCCGCAAGATTCAATTGATGCCGGTGGAGCGTCCGCTCGATCGCTCGGTGCTCGTGGCGCGGTTGTTTCACGCGGTCGAGCGGCAGATCGCCGAAATCGAGCGGCGGTTTCTGGAGTTGTCGGGCGTCGGCACCGAAGAGCGGGATGCCCGCACGCTGGCCGCGCTCGCCCGTACCATCGAACTGCTGATCGGCCTGGAACGCCAGGCCAAGCCCGATTCCAGCGATGCGCCGGAGGCCGATATCGATGAACTGCGTCGAGACCTTACGCGCCGCATTGCAAACATGCAGCGGGCCGGGACAGATTGAGCGGCTGCTCGGCAGCCTCTCGGTTGGCGAAATCGCGCTTCTGCATGACGATTGGCCGATCTGGGCGCGCGCCGATCAATTGCCGCCGGCCGGCGACTGGACCACGTGGCTGTTGCTCGGTGGGCGCGGCGCCGGCAAGACGCGCGCCGGTGCCGAATGGGTGAAGGCGATGGCGCTCGGCCGCGCTGAGATCTCGGCGCCGCCGATCGGCCGCATCGCGCTCGTCGGCGAAACCTATGCCGATGTCCGCGATGTCATGATCGAGGGCGTCTCGGGCCTGCTCAGCGTGCACCGTCGCGCTGACCGACCGGTCTGGCGAACGAGCCTGCGCCGTCTGGAATGGCCGAATGGCGCCATCGCGCAGGCCTTCTCGTCGGAGGACCCGGAATCCCTGCGCGGCCCGCAGTTCGGCGCCGCCTGGGCCGATGAAATCGCCAAATGGCGCCATGCCGAGGCCTGTTGGGACATGCTGCAATTCGGGCTCAGGCTCGGCCTGCATCCGCGTCAGGTCGCCACCACGACGCCGCGGCCGATCCCGTTGCTCAAGCGGCTGCTCGGCGATCCCGCCACCCAGGTCACCCGCGCTTCCACTGGCGCGAATGCCTTCAATCTGGCGCCCCGCTTTCTGGAGACCATCGTCGCCCGCTACAAGGGCACTCGGCTCGGGCGGCAGGAACTGGACGGCGAATTGATCGACGACCGGCAGGACGCGCTGTTCCGGCGTGACGAGATCGAGCGGTTGCGGCTCGATGCGGCGCCCGAGTGCAGTCGCATCGTCGTGGCGATCGACCCGCCTGCCTCGTCGGGCCGGCATGCGGATGCCTGCGGTATCGTTGCCGTCGGGCTCGGCGAGGATGGCATCGGCTATGTTCTGGCCGACGCCAGTGTCGGCAACGCACGGCCGTCGGAATGGGCGGCGCGCGCCATCGGGCTCTACACGGCGCTGCAGGCCGATTGCCTCGTCGCCGAGGTCAATCAGGGCGGCGACATGGTAGCGGCCGTGATCCATGAGGTCGACGCCGCCGTGCCGGTCAAGCCGGTCAGGGCGACGCGCGGCAAATATATCCGCGCCGAGCCGGTCGCCGCGCTCTATGGCCAGGGCCGGGTGCGTCACGCCGGCACTTTCGCTGCGCTGGAGGACGAACTCTGCGATTTCGGGCCGGAAGGCCTTAGTTCCGGCCGCTCGCCCGACCGATTGGATGCACTCGTCTGGGCGATCACCACGCTGATGCTGGAGGGCCGGGGCGCCCCGAAGGTGAGAAGGGTGTGAGGTATTTCGCATTCAAGAGATGAAGAGTTGCTTCGCATCCCATACCCCTCACCCTGTCCCTCTCCCCTTGTGGAAGAGGGACAGGGTGAGGGGTAACCCGGAATTGCGCGGCCAGCGTTGAGCATCAAACCCGAAAGTCCCGTTCATGTCCCCATTCGATCGTCTGAAACGCTGGGTCCTGCCCGGCGCGCGGCCTCATGCGCCGACGCCGGTACCCGAGCGGAAATTCTCCAAGGCGGGTCCGCTGATCAGCCTGCATTTCGTCGGCCGGCCGATGTGGACGCCGCGCGATTATGCCGGGCTCGCCCGCGAAGGCTATGGGCGCAACCCCGTGGTCTATCGGTGCGTGCGGCTGATTTCGGAGGCGGCCGCCTCGGTGCCCTGGCTGCTCTATGACGATGCCCGCGAGCTTGACCGGCATCCGCTGCTCGATCTGCTCGGACGGCCAAACCCGCGCCAGTCGGGGCCGGAATGGCTGGAGGAACTTTATGGCCACCTGCTGGTCTCCGGCAATGCCTATGTCGAGGCGGTGTCGATCGGCGACACGGTGCGCGAGCTTTACGCGCTCAGGCCCGACCGGATGAAGGTGGTGCCCGGCCCGGAAGGCTGGCCCGAGGCCTGGGACTATACGGTGGCCGAACGCTTCGTCCGCTTCCAGGCTGACGACGGGCCGGTCCGGCCGATCCTCAACATGAACCTGTTCCATCCGCTGAACGACTATTACGGCATGGCGCCGATCGAGGCGGCGCAGGTCTCGCTCGATGTCCACAATGCCGCCTCGGCCTGGGCAAAATCGCTGATCGACAATTCCGCCCGGCCCTCCGGCGCGCTGGTCTATCAATCAAAAGACGGTTCCAACCTCACCGACGATCAATATGCGCGGCTGAAGAAGGAGCTTGAGGATGGGTTCCAGGGCACTGGCAATGCCGGCCGCCCGCTGCTGCTGGAAGGCGGCCTCGACTGGAAATCCATGAGCCTCAGCCCGCGCGACATGGATTTCATTGAGGCCAAGCGCGACGCGGCGCGCGAGATCGCGCTCGCCTTCGGCGTGCCGTCGATGATGCTCGGCATTCCCGGCGACAATACCCACGCCAACTATCAGGAGGCCAACAAGGCGTTCTGGCGCCTGACCGTGCTGCCGTTGATCGCCCGCACCGCCAAGGCGCTCGGCACCTGGCTGGCGCCGGCCTTCGGCGACGATCTGCGGCTCTCCTACGACACCGATCAGATCGACGCGCTGGCACCCGACCGCGATGCACTATGGGCGCGGCTGGAGGCGGCGACCTTCCTGACCGACGACGAGAAGCGGGCCGCCGTCGGTTATGGCCCGAAGGTCGCGGCATCCACCGGAGCACCGGCAAAGTCGCCCGATCCCGACGGCGATGGCGACATCGATCCGAGCGGCGATGGCTCGGGAGACGGAGATGGTGCGCCGCGCGATGGTTTCAGTGCGCCGCTGACCAATGACCCGCAGGGCGACCTGCAGCACACCTATGCGCTGGGCGCCGACGACACCGATTGAAAGCGAGGCACCCCATGACGATTGCACCCGGCCTGATCGCCGCGCCCGAGGTCAAGCTGGCCGGCACCGATGTCGGCACGGTCGAGGCCGACGGCACGTTTTCCGGCTATGCCAGCCTGTTCGGGATCGAGGATCTCAGCCACGACATCGTCGAGCGTGGCGCCTTTTCCGCCTCGCTCAAGCGGCGCGGACCCGATGGCGTCAAGATGCTCTATCAGCACGATCCGGCCGAGCCGATCGGCAAATGGACGTCGATCCGCGAGACGCCGAAGGGCCTGTTCGTCGTCGGCCGGCTGATGACCAATCTGGCGCGCGGCCGCGAGGTGCTCGACCTCATGCGCGAAGGCGTCGTCGACGGACTGTCGATCGGCTTCCGGACCATCAAAGGGCATACCGACAAGAAATCCGGCATCCGGCGCCTGAACGAGATCGACCTCTGGGAAATCTCGGTGGTGACCTTCCCGATGCAGCCCGATGCGCGCGTCACGGCGGTCAAAGGCCTGCCGCATATCCGCCTCAACCGGATGACGCCGGCCGAGGAGCAAAGCCTCGCCCGCCTGTTTCGCCGCGCCACCGAGCGGTTGCGGGCGGACCTGTGAGGCCACCCGCCCACGAAGCGCCATCGCTCGCGCCCGCCCGTGCGCATCGACAGCCAATGTCCATCCCATCCCCCCAAGCAGGAGTTGATCCATGACCCGACCGAGCCATGCGCCGGAGACCAAATCGGCGATCTACGACGGCGACGCCAATCAGGCGTTCGGTGCCTATATGTCCACCTTCGAGACCTTCAAGGAAGTCAACGACCGCCGCTTGACCGAGATCGAGCGGCGCGGCGCCGCCGACCCGCTGACATCCGAGCGGCTCGACCGGCTGGAGCAGGGGCTGCAGGCGACCGACCGCAAGATGAACGAGCAGGCGCTGCGTGCTCGCCGGCCATCGCTCGGCGGCGAGACCCGCCTTGCCGGGCGCGGCTCCAGCGCCGAGCACAAGGCGGCGTTCGAGGGCTACATGCGGGGCGGCTTCGAGCAGCCCCTGCGGCGGCTGGAGGAAAAGGCGCTGTCGGTCGGCTCCGGCCCCGATGGCGGCTACACCGTGCCGATCGAGATCGAGACCTTCATCATGACGCGATTGGCGCAGATCTCGCCGATCCGCCAGATCGCCGGCAACCGGCAGGTCTCCTCGCCGACCTTCACCAAGGCCTTCTCGCCGACCGGGCCGCAGGGCGGCTGGGTGGCGGAGACGACGCCCGATACGGTGACCAACAGCCCGCCGCTACAGCAGATGGTGTTTCCGACCATGGAGCTCTACGCCATGCCATCGGCGACGCAAGCCTTGCTCGACGATTCCATCGTCGACATCGAGACCTGGTTGGCCGGCGAGATTGACACGCTGTTCGCCGTGCAGGAGGGCGCCGCTTTCGTCAACGGCACCGGCGTCAATATGCCGAAGGGCTTCCTCGCCTATCCGACCGTGGCGGACGCCAGCTATTCCTGGGGCAATATCGGCTATCTCGCCACCGGCGTCTCCGGCGGCCTGCCGACCACCAATCCGTCCGATATCCTGCTGCAACTGGCCTACGAGATCCCGGCCGGCTATCGCCAGAATGCCACCTGGGTGATGGCGCGCAAGACCCAGGCGCAGATCCGCATGCTGAAGGACAGCCTCGGTCATTACCTTTGGCAGCCGCCGGCGATGGCGGGCGGTCAGGCCTCGCTGATGAATTTCCCGCTGGTCGAGGCCGAGGACATGCCGCAGATCGCCCCCGGCAGTTTCTCCATCGCCT